GCTACGCCAACTTCCCCAGAATACCTATTCTTGAGGACTCTAACAGTCGTATCAGAGTGTTTGCCTCCACTCTGTTGATCTCGTTCGAGTGCGATAACTCCGTCAGATAGTTGTGCAATTGCTGCACTTCCACGCAGCTGTCCCAACGTAACACGGGCTCCCTCTTCATGGTTTTGATCAGATGATGTACGTCGTAGATGGGAAACAAGAAACAATGCAATACCTGTACGCTCAACAAGTGAACGTAAGCGTGTCATTGTCGTGTCAATCATGCGCCGTTCATCACCATCAAGCCCTGACAAGAGGATGCTGAGGTGATCAAGGAATACACAGCGCACCTCAAGACCGGTGGCAAGGTACTCAATTCTGTTGTAAATGACATCAGGATCAAAAGACCCAAACCCATCAAAAAGAAAGAGATTCCACTTAGCAATAGAATCTTGATATGCTTTGGTGAGAGTAGCTCGATCATGTTCTCCTAGATGTAGTGATTTACCAACAGCAGCAGACATCAAGCCTAAGGCTGTACGACGGTTGGATTCTTCCAACGCCACGTAACCGACTCGTTCTCCTTTGTTAAGAAGGTGAGTTGCAAGGTCACGACAGAATGAGGATTTACCGATACCAGATCCTGCAGTGATTGTAACAAGCTCTCCATATCTGATCCCGTGAAGCTTTGATTGTAATCCTTGAAATGGGTACTCATGAGCACATGGTTCTTCAGGTGTGGTTAGCAGATCAAGCAGGGTCTTGGCATCGACAATACCATCAGGACGATAGGTCTTTGCATCCCATACAGCTCGTCGGATAGCTTCTGAATCGTTAGCTTGTAAAGCATCAGAAGCATCCTTGTACTTCTCCATGCGTGCAATCTTGACCTTACCAGGAGGCAAGATCTGAGCACACTCCTCAGCAGCTTTACGACCAGGCTCATCACTGTCAAAGAACAGTACGATCTCATCATAACCCTGCAGCAAGGGCATGGCACGTTGGAGAGCTTTCTTAGCACTCTGCGCCCCGTCAGGTAATGACACATGAGGCCAAGTAGGCATGGCAGTGTAGCCAGACGCAGCGTCTAGCTCGCCTTCATAAATGGTTAGGCGTGCGCCATTATCAGGAAACAGGTTCTGACCAAACAACTGGTGATCGACATTCTTGCCTTCCCAGTGGAATGTTTTGTCAAGACTCTTAACCTTGGCACCACAAACCTTACCAGAATTGTCATAGTAGTGGAACCGCAATACATCTCCATCTTTATGGATGCGATACTTGCGGCACACCTCCTCAGACAATCCACGCTTGGCTAAGCGGACTGGAGATCCTTGAATCATAGCGGTGTAGGTAGTGGAAGTCTGCTCTCCATCAGCGGGCTCGTAGTTGCCACAGGAGAAGCAGTAAGCATGACCATCAGTGTAGCGAGCGAGAGCATCACTGCTCCCGCACGAGGGGCAAGGTTCATGTCTCTGAAACTCGCTTTCGGAGGGCGGCTTTGACAGACTCATAGGTGGCTTTACAGGTTTCGTGGTAGGCAGCCCAACTATCTAGCTCCTCAAGGAAAGCGTCAGCAACCTCACAAGGGTCGTAGGTTTCTGACACTTCTGCTAAAATGTCAGAAAAATCCTGCTTCATACGTTCTTTAGAGCCAAAGGGTTTTGGAGTGTAAGTCATGAGCGCCCCTGACCTCGATAAGGCTTGACACCCTTGAGTGGGCGACGACTCTTCTTCTTTTTACTTAAGTGGATCTTGCCACTAAGACTTTTCTTTAGGCTCATTTAACCAATCAAGAGGGATTTCGTAATAAGGACACCACATGAAGCCGTTCTTCTCAGCCCACATGGCGTAGGTGGTCTTGGAGTTTTTACTGATCTTATTGTAAGGCGCTTGGAAGACCAGGCGAATGTCAAGATCAGGGTTACACTTCTTGACTGCCAACATCTTGCGACGATCAGCAGGCTTGAAGAAACCCTTTGTCTCAAGGTACACATCCCCAATCTTAAAGTCAGGAGTGTAGTTAGCCTCGATGACGTAGCTGAACTTATCAGGTTCATAACTGTACTCGATGTTCAGCTTATCTAACAACTCAGCCACCTGTTCTTCCAGGCGACTACGCATCAAATTTTAAAGTAGGAATCAGGGACAATGTAAGCGTCGTATAGATCATCGAACTCTCAGAAGTCCTCATCTACAGAAGTGTCAGGAGCAGCCTCAGGGTTCGGTTCAGAGGTCTTGAACCCCTTTGTCTCACCAAACAAAGCCGCAGCGTCTTCAGCGTCCAGGTCACCGCTATCGACAACACCAGCACCAGTATTCAGACTGACAACCTGAATAGCTTTAAGTTTGAGAGACGTACCAATGTTACCAGCAGGGAGTGCGTAAGGCTTCTGAATAAAGGCTAGCTTCACCTTACTCCCACTATAAAGAGGCAGATTGGTATCAGTGATGACTGTCCCTTCAGTGTCAACGACAACAGGAATCAGTTTATCACCATCTTTCCAACGGAACTTGCATTGGTACATACCATCGCTAGCTTCTTCCCATGGTTCTGGGTTGACAACAGCTCGCTTAGGGTTCTTGGTCTTGCTACGAGCCCATTCCAAACCTCCCTCACGCTCATCCTGAAGGGTGTTGATGAGTTCCTTAGGAAGCATAGCAGTGAGGGTGAAACCATACTCAGAAGGCTTCAGGATGGCTTGATAACCATCCAGGGTGACGGGTTCTTTAGTGACGTAAGTAGTCATTTGATGATAGTGGAATTAGCAGAAAAAATAGGTTGACTCTTCGACAACCTCAGGATCTAGTGTACCGACAATGGGTGGTGACTCGCTTGCATTGATTGCTTCACCAAATTTAGTGAGCCAACAATCTCTTGTGAAGATGTCCGTGTAGGTCTCTCGCACAAGCTTGTTAAGTGCTCCCATGTCAGTTGCTCGACATAACACCGAGTCATGGATGACAGTGAATGGTCCATTGAATCTTTGAAATGTTTCATGGAGAATGGATGCATCCAGTGAATGGATCAGATTAGGAGCTGTGCTGCTCTTGTGACGAGTAGGACAAGGATCTCCCTCACCCACCGTTATGTTAACACGTGTTCGTCCCATGAGCTGGAGATCCATTTGATTGGTCTCCTTCTTGTTCCTCTTCTGATTGACCACAAACCCAGAAGGTGTGGTCCATTCAACATGGTCAGCACCATCTCTGATGTATTGACCAACATGTTTCTTAATCCAACGCATAACACGCATAGGACCAGGAACAATAGCATCCATACTTTGATAGACAGCATCCACTACTTGAGAGATCTGTTCCTTGGTAGGCTCAAACCCTTGCTCAATCAATGCTTCCTTGATGTACGTCCATGATGACGACTTGGTTGCATTGTATGGGATGGTCATGACGGTACGCTTGGTAGTCTTCCTTGTCATCCAAGGATGCATCTCACTAGGAAGATACTTCTTGGCTTCCTCAGCCACTGCTTTGTAAGCATCAGAAGGTTTGTCACCTGGACAAACATTAACAAGACTAGCAGTTGATTGATCTTTAGCAAGACCTGCCAGGATTTGTAAACCAGAACAGGTAGCATCAACAGCAACCATCAGACCAGTATGCTGTTTATCACATTCAATACAGCAGTGGTAATACTCATGACACGCTGCCATGAATTGCCATGGTTCTTCGACACCCTCCCATTCAGGAAGATTGTCTATGGGATCGGTAGCGATCTTTGTGATCAAGTCATGGTTGTTCTTCACCCACTCCAGACGCTCAGCCATTGTAGCTTTGTCTAGACCAAAGGTAGTAGCAACTTGAAAAGCTAACCACTCCTCTGATTCAGGTGTAACAAAAGACTCGTCAGCAAACCTTATCAGGCTTTTACCAAAGTCTGTATCTTGAGGTGTTAAGTGTGCAGGAATAGGATACGCTCTTCCTCGATAATCAAAAGACCAACAAAGGAAATAGCATTCATCCTTAAACTTCTCAGCTGCTTCTAGCTGAGTTCTTGTTCTTACTGATCTCTTGAAGTTCAGTCGATCAGCATTGTATGACTCAGCCATCTCCCGTTTCCAGGATTGTCTAGCTTCATCATTCTCCTCAATGTCAGGAGGTTTAGGAGGCTTGTACGCTTCACATAATGGAATGAACTTACCAATCTTCACCCCCCTCTCCTGGAAGTGCTTAGCAACTTCTAAGACATGAGGGTTGACACAGTATCTCACCTTCTGAAGCTTGTTTAAAAACCTCAGCGGTGTTTCCCCGTGTTTTATGTGGTGGTTACCGCGTCGAGTCAGCTCATGACCCCGCATTAGCTCGTTTGTGAGGTACCCTCCTGACCTTTCGTTTGTCCAGTCATTAGGTTCCACAAGCATAGGCCATGGAATGCCGGAAAACATCTCAGCAGTGCTGATGAGCTGGTCTCTGACCTCCATGAAAGCAGGCGTAGGTACAACACGGGTCAGCATACGCTTCCCACGCTTCTCAAGGCTCTTCTCGAACCATCCAGTGGTGCTCATGACTCGATCAAGACACCAAGCTCCAAGAGATGCTCGTGTTTTGATGCGCCACGTAGGCCAATGAATGTCCTTACGACCGAAGATAACAGAAGCAATAGCTTGTTTCTGTTCAGTACCACATGACTCATGATAGTACTTATCTTCAACGTACTTCATAAGACCAGGATAGTTCTTCTTGTACCACCTGAACTTACACTCAGCCTCAAGAGCAGAGCCAATGGACACCAATACATTGGTGAGTAGATCTGCATTACGTTTCATGCTGAACACTAAATCAAAGGTAACCTTGAGAGCAATAGTAGCAATAGCTAATGACTCAAGATTATCAATGTGCTCAGACACTGGCTTGTAATACTGACCCGCCTGACCCTTACGAAGCTTCTTTAACTCAACTTCAACACTCTCTATGACATCAGGTAATGCCGCTGAGATACTTGCTGTTCCATACACACTTGCTGATGCATAGCTTCTCTCTTGAAGCCTCTGCAATGAGTCGTGAAGCTTCTCCTTCCCACAACTCAACGCCTCTTCCTCCAACTTGACTTGTCTTTGGATCTGTGAAGGTGTCGCCATAAGCTAGGAACATGGAGTATTGGTGCTCATCAAGATTGTCAATCTCGATTTGTGTCAGCGGTTTAAACTTCATAGCATTTGCATTGGGGATCGGATGGATGAGCCTCACAGTACTGTTCAATGGTACTGATGTTCAGGTCAGGAATGAAAAACGTTGGTTGATGAAATTCATCACGACCTACCGTAATCTTACCAAGAGCTGCAAGCATGATCATAAGATGAAGTGACTCAGGTAGATAGAAAACCTCACCTGTGTCATAGTCTACAGAATTGCCATCAAGACTTAGTAAGTCTGCAAGATCATAAAAGTTAAGCATCGTCGTTGTCATCAATCAAAGGCATAGAGATGGTTGAGTCAGTGAGAATTAAGACTCTCTCTTTCTTGTTTACGCATTTGAGCAAGTGTTTCTTTGCAGCAGTGCTGGAACGATAAGCCTTCTCGGTAATCTTACCATTCTTTGCCTCTGATCTGATGATACAGACAAAAGCTTCAGGCAAATCCCACATTGCAGCTGCCTCCATACCATCAGCAGCTGTATATTCAGTGAGGTCATCAGTGGCATCCCACTCCATGACTTCATCAATACGATTACCGAAAGGATCTGGTCTTGACATGAGTATCACATAAGGCGGAAAGATTTGGTGCTTGGGTTGTACTTGTTCTGCTCAACATGATGAGCAACAAGACCTAAACATAACCACGTAAAAAGAATGGCTACGATAGGAGTCACAATGGAATTAGGAATTGGCTTCGGTGAGTGACGCATGGATAGAAACAAGACGGTTGTAGAGGTTGTGGTGAGGCTCCACGTTTGGCTCTAACTTTGGATCATAGCGAATCCACCAAGCCCGTGCAAGGGCATCAGTGATGATCTCCAGCTCTGTCTCGGTTAGATTGATCTGCTTTCGCTTCATAGACAATGGTCATAGAGAAAATCCCTTGATCCAACAATGCGTGAGGGTCCGCAACTAGTTACCAGTTACTTTTTACCACCTCATCCCATGCTTTCTTAAAGTTACGATCCCAGTTGTCTGTATACACTGGCATGAAAGCATTTAGTGCATGTACAATATCATGGGCAGCATCCATTCGGTTGTCATCCATTGCTTCAGTCAGTTCTTCTAGCATGACATTGATTGTACTGATGCGAGAGAAAGACTCCTCTAACTTGTTCATCACATCCCAATGCTTACTGATCATT